TGTTCTCAACTGTGTCGTTAAGATCATTCATCCAACGCTCGAAAGCGTTTCTCAGTGCGAACTGACCGTCAGAAAGAATTGTAATATCCCAACTTTCATATGTTCTTCTGCCGGGAATTTTGATTTCTCTTCCGCGATATGGAACTGCGATTTCACCAATAGTTGATGCAGGTAGAGATGCTGTTTTCACAAGAAATCCGACCTGATCGGGAAGTGATGTGCGGCCGATGTCACCCTGCACTCGGAAGAGTGCAGGGCGAACGCCACCGGTTACTAGCGCTGACTTAAATTTCTCAATGTTCATTGATTTTCTCCTTGTTTATTTAGTATCAGACTGCGCCGCCGAGTTCGTTGAAGTCAACACCAGTGCGAGTTGCGACAAAGTTCAATGTGATGAAGTTAACGCTCTTCGCTGGTTTGATGAAGATGTCTGCGACAAATTCGTTTCGATCAACAACTTCTGCGGTGTTGTTTGTTTCATCACAGATTACTTTGAAATCTATGACACCTCTTCTTGCCTGAACGTCTCTCAAGAATGGTTCAACGAGGTTTCTGAACGAAGCACGGGTAAATGCGTCGTTCTGCTCGAAGAGAGCAAACTTGGAAGCAGTTGAGATTGCTTTCTCAAGAACTATAAACAAACGACGAACATTGAGTCTGTCGAATGCACTTGGTTTCGATAGAAGGGTCTTGTCACCAAACAAGACAGTTCCCTCACCGGGTGCAGAAATAACTGGGTTGATTTGATCTGAGTAGAGATCATCTCTCTGTGGTTTTCCGGGGTTGTATGCAAGTTTAACAACATTTCTGAGTTGACCTCTGTTGTAACCTGCTGGTGAGAACCATGTCTCTGCTTGCTCATCAGAGCGAGCAGCAAGACCAGCGGTATCGCCGTTGAGAGGAACCCATCTGAACACATCGTTGTAACGATCGTACATATACTTCCAACCACAATCCATGAATGCGAAGGAAGAAGACTTGTTGAGGTTGTTGCTTGTGAAGTCAACGTCACCGCCTCTTTCAGAACCATTGATACCAAGTCGGTAAGCAATTGTGTTTGCAGTTGCTATTTGTGAAGACTTCGGAGCATTGGATGAGGTGAGAACCGCACTCTTCGCTGGTGAGAAGAATGCAACACAATCCTTACGAGCATCGCACATATCTACGATGGTCTGAGCAGAGTTGCCTTCGGTTGGACCAGCAACGATGAGTGACACATCAACGGTTTCTGAGTCAGCAAACTGATCAAAACCATCAGTGTAGTAATCACCATCGGAAGGGGCACCAGCAGAACCGCCTGTCATTGAAGCATAGAAGTTCTGAGAGAGAGTTGCCCATGTAACACCTGCTGATGTTGATTCAGTACCCCATTCAGCACCCGCAGTTGGAGTGACTTCTTCATCGAGGTGGTTGCCCCACCAGATGTAGTTGGAGTTTTCGTTGATGACGGTCTTGTAGTAGTTTGCAGCACCTTCGAAGTTCTTGACATTTGCACTCTTCGAAACAGACTCAAACTTCTCAAGAACGGAGTTCTTTGTACCTGTCCAGTCGCCATCTTCGTCGATGACAATAACGTGGAGCAAGTCGTTTGCACCACCTTGGTTCTCGACCGAAGTGCTGGTTGCGGGTAGTTGCTGTGAGAACTCGTTGTAGTACTTCCAGAGTTTCTGAGCAAATTTTCCACCGGCACTTGCGAATGTTGCACCAGATGTGACTTGACCACAGACAAGAACTTCATCAGTTGCTGCACTGACAGTACCAGCAGCAAATCCAAAACCACTTGCACCAATAGTGACAAGAGCGGTAGCACCAGCACTTGTTTCTGTCTGTGTAAGAGCAGAAATTTCAGCAAAACCTCTAACACCACTCTTGACGGTGGTGAGAATATCACCAGTGGCAAGAACCTTTGTTCCCGGTGTGACTGTGAATGTGATGCCTGCTGCGGCGTCTAGACCGAGCGAAACACCCGCTTCTTTAAAGGTTGAGAGCGAAACAGCACCAGTCCAACCAGTGATTGTTTGTGGTGTACCGCGACCGAATCTAAGAAGATCCTGTCCAGTCACTGCTGTGTTTGTGCTAACGTGATAGAAAGTGCTTGTGCTTTTGCTGGTTGACAACGCACCTTCAGTGATACCAGTTGCACCCGGATCAGCGAAGATCGGATTGAGATTAACGTGTGTTTCGTCTGATGCCGAGATACGAAGAGCATTACCGAGTGGCCCCGGATATTTTGCGATGAAAGCGAAACCTGCTTGACCGGTTTCTTCGTAGAAATCTCTGTTATAATCATCAGAGTTCTTTACGATGTTGTAACCAGTAAGACCAGTTGTTGCATTGTTGGATGTGGAGTCAACGACACGAACAACAAGTAGGTTGTTGCTATAACCGAGGAAGTTCGCTGCGGTGAACCAGTGAGCGTAGTTCTCATTTGTTGGTTTGCCGTAGGTTCTTACGAGTTGATTTTCACTGTTAATTGATACTCTTTGACCAATTGGACCCCATTGGAAAAGACCCGCAAAACCACCAATGGTGGTTGAAACAGCAGGGATCACGGATGTCAGGTCAATTTCTTTTACATCGACTGCTGGACTGAGTTGAAATGCCATTGTTTTCTCCTTTTCAACAATATTTTGCTTTACTACTAAAGATCATTTCACCATCCCATACTGTTTGGATCTTGTTCGATATGCCAACGATTACCTTCATTATCTATAAAACTAGTCTCCTCTAGACCATCATCCACAAACCCAAATGGTGCTAAATCTTCTTCGATCTGTTGCATCTTCTCTTGATAGAGTTTCGTTCTTATATCTAGGTCTGTGAGTTCCTTGAAGTAATTCTGCGTGCTACACCAAGCAAACAGAACCAGAGTCATCACCAAGTCGTCATGGTGTCCCGTTTCTGCTTCGTAACTTCCCTTCTTTGCGACAAAAGCGGTGAGTTCTTGAATTGTGTCGTAGTCTTCCACGATCAACTTGTCACCTTCGATCATGTCCTTGAGAATTGAACAACCAACTTTCTTGACGGTAACGGTTGTGCGAACACCAAGTTGAGTCTGAAAACTACCAAAACCACCATCCATTGTCTGACCTTTACGCCCTCGAATACTGGTCACTAACAAGTTTTCATACTCATGTTCGTTGTACAGAATATCTGCAACCTGACCACCTATATCGTTGATCTCAACCATGCAGAACGCTTTATTGTAAATATGACCAATCGCATTTACAATCGTCGGAAGAAGCATGGGTGCCAAGTTGTTGTTTCGATAAGTTGCTACGATACGATACGGCATTTCTGTGATGTCGATGACGTTGATCGCATGGTAATCAATTTCCTGACCGCGTGAGACATCTACCGCCATAAAATATGTGTGATCTTTTTCTGGTTCGTAATAAACCTTTAGACCATCATCACGTTGTTTCTTTGGACGCATATAAGCAAGACATTTAAGTTTTGCAGGATTGATCAGTGTGTTCTGTGACCCGATAAACTCGCACTCAAACTCAGCACGAAACTGGGACGCAGATGTGTTTCGTATTGTCTCTTCTTTCCATTTGTCATCACGACCCGGAACTTCCGACCAATGAACCTCAATAGGGACATAAGAATTGTTTCCTTCTTCAGCATCCCTCCAAAGTTTGTAGTACATATTCAAACCTTTGGGGGTACTAATAATTAGGACTTTTGTTTCCTTACCAGATGAGATAGTCGGATAAACAGAGGAGAAGAATTCATCAGCAACATTCTCAGGAACATACGCAAATTCGTCAAGAAAGATCATGTTGAACGAACCACCACGGACGGCAGATGCAGATGTCGATGACGCAAGAACCTTGGAACCATTCTCAAGAGAAATGTTTCCTTTGTTCCATTCTACAATACCCTGCTGCAACCAGTTTGGAAGGTGTTCGTATGCAAGTTTAAGTCTGTGTAGAAGTTCTCTCGCTGTTGCTTGTTTGTTTGCAAGAATTGCGACAGAAACCTGTGGGTTGAACAAAACGTAATGAAGAAGATATGCGATAACCGTCGTGGACTTGCCACTCTGTCGAGGGAGTTTCGCGATCACGAAGCGATTGTTGTGAATTGTATTGACCATGTTCTCTTGGTATTTGTACAACTCAAAGTTAACCAAACCCTCGTCAAGAGACACGATTTGTATGTAATTTTTGATGAAGTAGATAGGATCTTGAGAGCATTTTAAATATTCTTCAACCTGCTCTTGTGTATACTGAACTTTGACACCAGAGGGTTTGAGATTTATATTACCAAGATAAGTGCTTTTTTCACTCACTAGACTTTTCCTTCAGTTGCTTAAAGTTATTCTTCACTAACTCTTGCAGGTCTTTCGTCGAACCAACAAAGATAGAATTGTTGGTGATGCTTCCTGCTTTCTGTGCTTCAGGATTGTCTCGATCCAAATCTTTCATTTGTTGATGCAGACCTATGAGATCCTTGTTCGCCTCGGTCACGCTCTTGATGAGTTGTGAGACGACCTCATACGCTCTTGGAGACTCTCCTTCGCTTGCGACGGACAGAATCCCGTCAATCGCCACCATACCCGTTTCTATTATATTCTTTAGATTTTGTCGGACTTCAGCGTAGTCGCCATTTCGATCTTTTTCTCTGAGGTTATTACGAACACCATCCGAGACATGAATCTCGACTGGTTTCTTTTTCTGTATTGGTTTTTCGATAACTTCAGGTTCAATGTTCAAAGCATTTTCTAGATTTTCACTCATAAAGTTGCTCCTGTTATTCCAAGATTATACGGAGAATCATATATTGTGTCATATGAACCTGTATAAGTTTCAATTGTGGATTCATCTCCACTCGGTCCTGTGATTCCTGAGATGATTCGAGATAATGCCATCGAAGCACCAGTGATTCCAGCAAGATCAAAGTCAGTGCTGAAGAGTGTTGTGTCGATGGTTGTGATAAGTTTGGCGGTCTTTTGTGGACCAAAAACATATGTCTTTGCACTGAAAGTCAGTGTGAAAATCACTGATCTTTGTGTCGATGAATCACCCTCGAAGTCTACCTCAGACGAAACACCAGTGAGAACAATTGGAATGTCTAAACGATTTCTTCGATCTTTGAAGTTCACAGAAACGGTGAACTCTGGTGTGAAGTAGACAAGAATCTGCTCAACAATCTGTAGTGCATCCTCCATTGTTCTAGATGCGATTGTCATGTTGAAATCAATCACATATGGAACCTCGGCATATTCGAAGTTTATTTGGTTCTGAGTATTTGATGTTGAGAATCTTTTCGAGAGTGTGTTTCTCTTTCTCTCTGCATCATAAGAAAGGGTTTCGATCGAGAAACCAATTCTTGGTAAAATCGTTGAGATATCTCTTGGGTTGTCAAGACTCTTGAGTGCGCTGTATTCATCAAGTAGTCGGATGAATTTTTCTTTCGGACCATAGGTGACGGGAACCTTGAATCTACTTGCTTCGTTATTGTTTGAGTCTTTTCTTATGACATATATTTCATTAAATAAAGAACCGAAGGCAACGACGGTGTTTCGAATAGTTTCATTATAGAATGTTTCAAACATCAGAGATCACCCTCAGAGAATGGATCTGTGTCAGTGAAGTCAATCAGATTACCGACTTCGAAGTCGAGGTTATCAAGTCCACCCGACACATTTGTTATACCAGCACTTCCAAGTGTATATGTAGCAGAAGAACTATTACCCTGAACAGCGATACCATTCTGGAATGTTCCGGTCACACCACTAATGAGTAGTGTGGATGTCGAAGAACTCCATTCTTCAACTCTACCAGCGATGGTGGCACCAGAAAGACTTGAACCTTGGAAGACATATTCGCCTTCTGTATAATTACCAGAACCAGCACCAAGAACAAGTTCGGTGAATCTTGGTGTGTGATCGGCAGTAACTCCGTCGATATCGCTCCAACCAGTTTGAAAGTCTTCTCCTGTGTATTTGAAGAGCGAGCATGTGAGTTTATAAGTTGTGATTTTGTTTAGTTGATAGAAAGGATTCTCTCTTTCAACATAGTCAATCTCAAAGATCGCCCCTGAGATCGGAAAGTACAAAAGATCACCTTCTCTTGGGGTGTCATATCCAAGGTCTGCAAATTCTTCAAGAAACCTTCTTCGTGAAACGAGAAGTGTTATGTTGTCTCGAATTTCAAGTCCAACGCGACTAAAGATTTCACCATCACCCTCGAATCCATCTACGGACTCGACGAGCATTTCAATTTCTCTTCCTGTGGAGAATCGAGATGGAGATCGGTCTTCACCAAACAACTCATCCTTTCGAACAAGAGTTCGCGGTAAATATACCATGTCAAAACCATGAATCTTGATGACCTCAACAGAGAGATCATCTATCAGGTCTTGCTCCGAACGAACTGCTTTTCGAAAGTATGGATTAGTCGCCATCGTTTCTTGTTACCTCTAGAATTCTATCAATTTGTGCCTGAACAGATTGGGCACGATTTGGCCACTTGATGTATTCTCTTTCTGGGTTTTTGGTGAGGTTGATGAGAAGAGGTAGAACGAGTTTCTCAACCTCTGCAATTTTTCTCTTATACTGGTCGTTGAGTTGACCTTTTCTCTCTTCGACTTCATCAATGACTGCTCTGATACTCGCTCCCTGTTCGTTGATTGCTTGAGAGAGTTCATTTGTTTCCATGCTGAGAATTCGATCAACCTTCCCATTCAAGTTTATGAGTTCTGATAGAGTATCATCATCTCGTTCAAGTTCGATGTTATTGACAAGATTTGCAATCATGTTCAACTTGTTTTCGATACTATCCATTCTCTCTTGGAAGTCATCAGGAACTACAGCAGATGATTGAGACTCATTCGATTCCTCTGTGGGAGGAGCGTCGAGGAGTTCAAATCCGAAATCCATTCCTTCGAAATCAGATGCGTCGATGTTTTTATTGAATGACATTTTATCCTACCATGAAATCTGGAGGCAACTCGTATTTGTTGGAAAGTTCTTCCTCGATTTTGTCCATCTCCTGAGTTGCCTGTGAGTAGATGTCCGCACCATTATATGAAAGACCACCGGGAAGAGTGACGTTTTGGTACTTTGAAAGATTTTGACCCCATTGTTGTTTGAAAGAGGCGGTTACATATTTCTTGAGAAGAATGTCGTTGTAAATCTCTGTGTATGTGTTTGGGTTCAACGCAGCATACGCTTCGATGACAATATATGTTCCAGCAGGTATGTCCTCTGTCCAGTTGGTGTCAATGTAAATTCTGTTTGTGACACGACTAAAACGAATCATCTTTTCTGGATCGAGGTAATCACGAATCATCTCAAGATGTTGTTGTGTCATTGTGTAGTTAATCAACGAACCCGGAGAACGAATACCATAGATGTCGTTGAGGGCAAGTTGATACGGGATGCTGAAAAGGTTGTTTGAACCATCAGCAGAGAATTCAAATATTCTCAGAACAGAGACAATCTGATTTCCTGATTCGAGTTCAGGACCAAATGCCCCATCGTTTTTAACAAGTGAGTCTGTGTCGATATAACCATTGGTGATATCATTGTCAGTGACTTGATACTTGTAAAACGCTCGTTGAACGCCATCAAAATGATACTCAGAAAACATCTGAAGAGCATCATCAATACGATCTTCGAGTTGAGCATCATCAACATTTATTTCAACCACAGGATAACCGAGTTTTCTCAAAGCATAATCTTTGAGTTGTTGTCTGGATGCTGGTTTCATGTATATCTCCTCTCATTATGTAGGAGACACGAAAACTAAATCATATCACATCTAGAACAGGATCGCTTTGTAGCGAATCAAAAGAACCTAGTGTTAGAATACCACGAATGGTTTGTGCGTTGTCAATCGAGAATATTGAGTTCTTTCTTTCGAGATCACCTTCGACTATTTTATTCAGGGAACGAACTGCAAATTCTTCGAACAGACTTGTTCCAGAAACGGTCCCGCCTGTGATTGCATTCAGACTAAACCCGAGGGAGGCACCACTGAAACCATATGGAACATAGATGGTGGATTTACGTTCAGAGTCTCCTGTCACAGCATTTGATGTTACCATTGGTAGAGTTGTTTGGAGAAAGTCTCTAAAATCTCTATCTAAGGGACTTAGGATGACATGTCTTAGATGTGTGGTGTCACCAATTGTTATGCCAGTCATTCCGTATGAGTAGTCAATTTGACTTTTGACTTTTGAAGCAAAATCACCGGTGTTTATAAAGGTTCGAACAGATGAACTAGCGACTGTAGCGGTTATACCGTTATTCTTGTTTTCTATCGTGACACCGGTGCTTATGTTTGTAAAGGGAGTGTTTGATCCACTGACACCAACACCTACCAGATCCACGCGAAATGTGTTTTCTGGTAAAAGTGTATTTCCTGCTGAATATACAATTCTACCTAAGAAACCCTGAAAGGTTGCACCAGCACCAGTGAGGT